AAACATGTAGATCTGCCCGAACAAGGCTTGCGGACGGGGGTTCAAATCCCCCCAGCTCCACCAATATTGAAACCCCAACCGTTCTCGGTTGGGGTTTTTTCTTGCCTGATCGCGCCGGTTCCTGCGTGTTGTTGGGGGTTCCTGCGGAAGCCTGCGGACTTCGCCAGCCAAACGAATTCGCCGTTTCGGCCCACATTCCACTCTCTCCTGGCCATTCCTCGCTCCGACCTCGCTCCCTGGAACTGGCCCGAAGTCCGCAAAGGCCGCAACGCAGGCCCATACAGATCAATGGGTTACGCGCGGACGAATCAAACGGTTGGATTGCTGCATTGGCTACCGGAGTGGGTAAACGTCCCTAGCGAAAAGCCAGCAGTCTTACCGTGCGTTCTATTCGATCTGTTCAAACAGTTTCTGCGCAGCGAGCCTGGCAGCGGCGTCTTGCGCCGGAGCAAGCGGTTCAAGATCTACCCCGTCACGACCTGCGACGTAGGCTGGACCGCCGACGTCATCGTCATAGTCCGAACCGTCCTCGTTGATGGCGTAGTGCGCGTCCCGAGTCAGATCCGTTCCGACCAACTGCGAGAGATACACCCACGTCCAGCATCGCTGTAGGTCACCTTGATCGTGTTCCTCAATGAGCTGGAGCATGGCGTCCGTATCTCCCCTCTCGGCAGCCAGCGTCAGCCAATGCTTGGCGTCAGCAGTGCGGCCCATGCGTTCTGCGATAGCCGCAATCGCCGCCGGGTCAGCATCGACGCTGTGGTGCGGCTGATCGAAGAAGGACGGATCGTCAAATCGATCCGCCAAGTCGAGAAGTGCATCCTGATTCCCCAGTCGACTGGCTTCCCTCAGGTGCCGCGAGTACTTCTCGGCTTGAGCGAGACGAGCCTCGTGGGCTTCGGCCCACTCCTTTTCCACCCCCGTCAGGACACGGCCCTGCTGCCCCTGGGAGTACCAATAGGAACTACCAGCGTCCGGGTCGTCTTCATCGTCAGGGGCGTGTATCAGCGCCAGCGCGTAGTGAGCCAGGGCATTGCCCTTACTAGCCGCCGCAGCCAATCCATCTAGAAGGATCGGTCCGAACGCCTCGTCGGTAGGGTCGAATAGCTCATCCTCGTCGTATTCGAGCTCTTCGTCTTGGCTGGACGACTCCCCTCTCAAGCGACTGACCAATGACGGGATGCTGGCAATGCCGATCTGGCGCTCTGCCAGGAAAGATTCCAGCGCCGACGACGCCAGAGTCGCGGTGTCAGGTTGATACCCAAGCTCGATGCAACGCCGCTTGATGAGCGCGCTTTGCGGGACCACCCGCCCATCGTTCTGGCGAAGTTCCGTGAGTACGGTGTCAACGCCAAACGCGGCGTGCGAGTTGAAGCCGAAGGAAGCTGCCAACAGCTCGTAGACGTGGGCTCGCTTGAATGAGCCACCAGTGCTGGCCTGAAGATGCTGCTGCGCGGAGTACGCGAGTTCTTTGATTGTCATGACAAACCTTTCCTCAATGCCACGCCGATTTCGGGTCAGGCGCACACGTTTAAGTCCCCGACGACGAGGCTCAAAGAGAGGTTTTCAGTGACAGTGAGGCAACGCCTTTTTTTACTCGTGTGCAAGTAAGGTGGGCACCTGGGTCAATTTTACCTCTGTGCTCCCGCTCGGTCTACATGAGCCTGGCCCGCTGGTCATCCCACAGCGCCGGCGGGTCCACCGCCAGATCAAACAGCGTGATGTGATTCGGCAATGCGTCGTCCAGGATGGCCGCCACGATGTCAGGTGCCAGCGTGGTCAGGTTGACCATCCGGCTGACGTAGCTGTTGTCGATTCCTTCCCGCGTGGCGATCTCCTTCAAGGACTTCGCCACTCCTGACTCCAGCATCGCCAGCCAGCGGTGGCCCCTGGCCAGCGCCAGTTGGATTGAGGTTGGTGCTACGTCCCACGGTCTAACCGGCGCGGTTTCGCCGCTTGGCAAGGTGACCAGCTTGCGGCCGCTGCGGCGTTTGATCTGGATCGGCACGGACAAGGTCAGCCTGCCGTCGCTGGTCTGCAGGATGTCGGGCTCGCCGGTCTTCTGGATGCGGATGTCGCTCATGCCAGTGCTTCCACTTGTTGCTCGACCGGCTCGGGGCGCAGCTCCAGCACCAGGCGTTCGATGCCGTTGGCGCGCAGCCGCACTTCGAGGTCGTTGGGTGACACGATGACTTTCTCGACCAGCAGTTTCACGATCCGGGTCTGCTCGGCCGGGAAAAGTTGATCCCAAATCGCGTCGAGCCGGGTCATGGCCACGGTGATCTTCGCCTCGTCCAAGGTTGGATCGAGCTTGATGGCCTGCGGCAGCATGTCGCCGAGTAGATTCGGGGCACGCAGGATCGCGCGCAGTTGGTCGAGTACCGCCGACTCGAGTTCGGCGGCCGGCAAGCGCGGCAGGCCTGAGGCGCCCGCGTGCTCCTTGGCGTCACGCTGAGGCACGTAGTACCGGTACCGACGGCCATTCTTCTTGGTCGTGTGCCACGGCGACAGTGCTCGACCATCGTTACCGAACACGATGCCCTTGAGCAGATACGCCACGGTTGCCCGCGTTGCGTTGCCGCGTACCCGGCCATTGGTGGCCAGGATCGCGTGGACGCTGTCCCACAGTTCGCGGCTGATGATGGGTGGATGTTCGGCCTGGTACCACTGATCCTTGTGCCGCAGCTCACCAAGGTAGGTTCGGTTGCTGAGGAGCTTGTAGATGTGGCCCTTGTCGATCGGTCTACCATCGCGCGTCTTGCCGTCTTGCGTGGTCCACGCCTTCGACGTCACGCCATCCAGTTTCAGCTCCTTGACCAGAGCCGTACTGGAGCCGAGTTCAACGAAGCGCTGGAAGATGTGCCGGATCAGTTTGGCCTCGCGTTCGTTGGGCACCAGGCGGCGGTTCTCGACGTCGTAGCCCAGCGGTGGTACGCCGCCCATCCACATGCCCTTGCGCTTGCTGGCTGCGATCTTGTCGCGGATGCGTTCGCCGGTGACCTCGCGTTCGAACTGGGCGAAGGAAAGCAGGATGTTCAGCATCAAGCGGCCCATCGAGGTCGTTGTGTTGAACTGCTGAGTGACCGACACGAACGACACGCCGTAGCGCTCGAACACCTCGACCATCTTGGAGAAGTCCGCCAGGCTGCGCGTAAGGCGATCGATCTTGTAGATGACAACCACATCGATCTTGCCGGCCTCGATGTCCGCCATCATGCGGCGCAGCGCCGGGCGTTCCATGTTGCCGCCCGAGAAGGCGGGATCGTCGTAGTCGTCGGCTACTGGAATCCAGCCCTCGGCGCGCTGGCTGGCGATGTAGGCATGACCGGCGTCGCGCTGGGCATCGATGGAGTTGTATTCCTGGTCGAGCCCCTCGTCGGTAGATTTGCGCGTATAGACCGCGCAGCGCATGCGGCGCTTCAGGACTTCGCTCATCGTCCACCTCGCTTCTTGGTGGACGGATTGGTCTTGGCATTGGATGGCGGCCTGAGCCCAAAGAACAACGGCCCCGACCAGCGCATGCCCGTGATCTCGCGGGCGATCATCGAGAGGCTCGGGAACATGCGGCCCTGGAAGTCGTATTGGCCATCGGCGGTTGCGATCACGCGGTACTCGACGCCTTTGTATTCTCGGACCAGCACGGTGCCGGCGGCCGGACGGTAATCGCGGTCGCGCTTTTTCACCTTGCCGGTTTCCACCAGGGATTCGATGCGGCGCTGATTGCGATCCAGCAGGTTGGCGTCGACCTTGCGGAACTCTGCCTCCTGCAGCCGGTACGCAATGCGGCGTTCCAGGAATTGGCGGTTGTGGGTGGGCGTGTCGCCGCCGACCAACTTCTGCCAGAGCGCCCGGATCTCTGCCATCGGCAGCTCGGGCAACCTGGCGATTTGTGCTGCCACCGATGGCGGCGTTGAAAGTGACGTGTTCATTTGGACTCCGTAGTTGTCTTGTTGACGGGGTCTGAATGAACGCGCTGGTTGCCAGAGAAGCCAAGCTCAAACTCGCTCGCTTCGGCTCTGTTTGCGGACTGTTCCGCGCCGCTGATCCGCATGCGTGCCAGGCCGTTGGCCAGCAATGACGCGATCTCGTGGCGACGCTGTTCCGGCGTCATCCGCTCGGGCGGTAGATGGTTGATTTGGTGCATTGGTAGCAGTCCTTTCCGTCAAAATCACATGCAGTGAAATTGTCCGGATGGACTGCCGGCGACACCATGAGGGAGTTTCGAAGGTTTGCGGGCTGGTGCGGGTTGGTGCGAAAACCGAAGCGCGGTAGCGCCTACTTTCTAACCGGATACTGGCCGTTGCGGATGAACCGGTCGTAGGTGTCTTCCTCCGGCTCCTCGTCGTCGTGGCGCGCTCCCTGCCACTCGGCTTCGGGCAGCAGTAGCAAGGTCAGGGTGTAGTCGTATTGGCCTGCGACCCGTGTCATTTCGGTGATCGGCATGCTGGCAGGTTCGCGGGCAAACCAGGACTGGGCACGCCCCGTTCGAGTGTCGGCAATATCAAGAGTGTTGTAGCTGTGCGCCAGCGCGTCGTGCGGCAGCTCGATGGTGTTCTTGCGCGTTGCAAAGTAGGCGCCGGACCTCAACGCCGCCTTGTTCGACTTGGCCCACAGCATGTGATCGTCGCGACTGGCCACGAGCACCGCGCGTTTGGGTGCAATCTCGGTCCAGCGCAGGGCGGCGGCCGTGAGCGATACACCGTAGCGGTCGGCGCAGTGGCCCAGCAGATCGAAGCTGATCGGCTGTCCATCCACCTGGCGCCGGAAGTCGTCCAGCGGCATCAGCAGCGTTGATGCGAACAGATCCGCCTCGGCCTCGATGTCGCGCTCGTTGTTGTCACCCGTCTCGATGTCGTCATCGCCGCATTCGAACAGGTCCTGCTGATGGCGGTGCAGAATGTAGTGGCCGAATTCATGCGCGATCGTGAAGCGCTTGCGGCCTTCCGACGGGGTGGCGCTGTTGTAGAGGACCAGCCACTTCGAGCGCGCCTTGTTGGCCTTCAACAGGCCATCGAAACCGTCGAGATCCTCGCCCCGAACCGTGTCGATCGGCGAGTCTGCAAAGCACTGGCGGGAATACTCCAGCGCCAGTTCGTCAACCTTGACCGGAAAGCGATCCGCACCGAGAACCGTGTTGAGCATGGACGAGATGCGGTTGGCCTCGGCCATGGGCTTTTTCGTGTCCGTCATTCATCCTCCCAGGCATCGAGGATCTTGCGGATCTTCTTCTTGTCCGGCTCGGACATGTTCTTGTACTTACGGAAGAAGGCCTCGTCGAGCACTTCCTCGTCCGGGGTGGTTGCCGACTCGGTCAGCAGGAACTCCGTGGTGACCTCGAGGACGGCGGCAATCTTGCCGATCTTCTCGGCCGATGGTTTCGGATCGTCTTTGTTTTCCAGTTCCCATATGTAGCTCTTGCTGGAGCCGGTCAGTTCGGCCAACTGTTCCAGGCTGAGCTTCTTTTGCTTCCGCAATGCGCGGATCTTGTCCCCCAGGGGCGATGGCACTGGTATTTCCTCATTTGTTGGCTTCAATCCGAAAATAATACCACTATGCCGAACGATTTCGTACCTGCTTGACAAACCCATAACCGCTCCGCGACAATCTGAATCGTTCGGTACACCGAACGTCATCGGTCTGCACACCCCAACAAGAAGAAGGGGCCGTCGAGGCTGATACCAAGCCGATCCAAACCTTTGAGGGGTATGTAGATGAACGATGCAGAAAACCTGAGCAAGCTCCTGGGCCACCTGCCGCCGGCGGTGTTCCGTGAATTCATGGTGGATGAATTCGGCCTGGCCATGCCGGATGTGGACGCCAAGACGCCCAAGAAAGAACAGCGCGAACAGATGGAGGCCGTGCTGTCCGCCCTTGGTGTGGGCGAGCGGCAGCGGGTCGAGGAAGTGGCCGAACGGATCGTGCTGCTGTCAGATGGCGCCGGCCAGGACGTCATCGACGGCTTTAAGGACGACATCTTCGATGACGCCGCTCGGGAAGCCTTCGCCGCGATTCCGAACCAGTACGAGCGGGCGCTGTGGCTGCACATCCATGAACCCGTGATCTTCGAGGAAGCCCTCAACGCCCGACAGGCCGACGTATTCCGGCAAAGCGCCTCCTGCTACTCCGGATTCATGGCACCTGCCAACCTGGCGGTACTCGACGACGCAGCGGCCAAGGCGGCGTTCCACCAAACCGTCGCCCAGCAACTCGGGTGCTCCGATGACGCGGTCGCGATCCAGATCTTCAAGCGTCTGCGGCCCGACACGCAGACCGGCGAGGACGTGGATCTGTACCAGATCAGCATCCATCACAACCGCCCACCGGAAATCATCGACTGCGTGCAGGCGAGCGAATTGGTACCCCAGGAGGTGATCCGGGCGGTGTCTTCGCACATCACTTACGAGCCGGCCAATGGGCACCTGGAGGTGCTGTCGAAGGACACGGCGGGACGCGAAGCGTTGGCGCGCATTGTGGCGGACACCCTGCTGCAATCGCCCATCACCGGCGAGAAGATCCCGCTCAAGCAATATGACTACCAAAGCCTGGCGGCGCTGCGAAATTTTGATTTGACCGGCGAGCCGGTCGGGTTCGTCAAGGTCGTCGAGCTCGGTTACGCCGCCGGCAATGGACGGTCGCTCCTGGTGAAGATCTGGACCAAGGACGTCGATGACATCTACGCGGCCGCCCGGTCGTTGATCGGTCCCGCCTTCGACTTCCGCGATCACCACCTCAACTACGCCAAGCTGTCCATCAAGCTGAAAAAGGTCGGCAAGGACCGCGCACGGACGATTACCGTGATCCTGCGCGACGACAACAAGTGCAACATCAAGACCAAGCGGGAAAAGGACCGGGCGCTGTGCGACCGACTGCTGGCCAAATGGCATCTGGTGAAGGAGATCGGCGATGTCGTCGAAGCCCCTGCAGACGCAGTCGCTGCTTGATCTGATTGACCTGTTCGAACGGTCTGGGCAGCCGATTGCCGACGGCGACGGACAGCGGCTTCATGGGGTGCCTGGGTGGGAAGTCTTTGGTCGGACGTCATTGACGCCGAAGCTGCTGGAGCAGTGGACCGACTGCGTCGGCTACGCCGGGAGCTACCCAGCGCCACTCGGCGATGACCGCGTGCACGTCGACCTGGCGGAGGATGACCAGCCTGACCGCTATCGATACCGGAGCCCCGAGACTTTTCGATGGAAGTTCGTCCCGGCCACAGAGGTCGCAGTCTTCAGCGTCCGACCGCCGGCAATCCTGAACGTCGTCTCTGATCTTCTCGGTATCGCGCAGGCCCTGCGAAAAGGGATTGATGCTCCGCTGCTGGACGATACCCTTTGGCATTTGGGGAAGGCACGAATCGGACCCGCACTGACAGACGTCTGGCTTGTTCGTGGGTTGGCGCGATCTGTCGAACAGGTGTTTCGGCATTTCAGCCAAACCAGTCTGCCTGATCAGGGCCTGATCTTGTCGTCGGGCGGTGTCCTGCCGCAGTTTGTCCGGCCGCCGCGTAGCTACCGATTCGCATCGCTACGAGCTGCAATCGTCGACTACGTCGCCACGCCGTGCATCGACATGGATCTGTTGCATCGAATACTGGCCGCTCCGCCCGATGGCGCGATCCGCCCCGTGTTGCCGGTGCATTTCGACGAGTACACCAACACGCTGACCATCCGCACCAAGACCAAGCCATGGACGATCAAGGGCGAGCGTCAGGCTGCGGCAGTCCGCTACATGTTCGAGCAGGCTATCAACGACAGGTGGATTCTCCCAGCCGCTGAAATTCTCGGCACAGCCTATGCCGACAAGAAGACCGCTCGCAGCCAGCGCATGCAGAACCTGTTCAGCGGCAACACGGAGTGGGAGGACTATATCGACAACCCTGAAAAGGGAAAGTATGGCTTCCGCCGAGATTGACCGGCCACCAGTTGGCAGCACCACGCACAACCGCCTTCGGGCGGTTTTTTGTTTTCTGGGCCTCGTTTTTCCCCGCAGAAGCTGCGCCCGTACATCAGCCCGTACATGGCGGCGGCAGACGCCCGCACAGGCCGACTTCGAAACTGACCTCACGAATTCGCAACAACCAGAAGGAGTGCATCGTGAGTGTCAAACATCTGAATCAAGGCCAATTGGCCGAACGCTGGGGAGTCAGCGAAGCAACGCTTGAACGCTGGCGATCCGAAGGTATCGGCCCGGTATTTCTGAAGCTGCAGGGGCGCGTCGCTTATCGCATCGAGGACATCGAAGCCTACGAGGCTGAGAGCCTGCGCAAGAGCACCTCTGAACGCGTCAATGCGGGAGGTGCGCTGTGAACCGCATCTCCCCCGACGAAGTCCTGACCACCCCGGCAGGCGAACTCGCTGCGCTTGCCAGCGAATCGTTGTTCCAGCTTAAGAACGACGCTGCTGATCTTCTGGCTGCTGCCAAGGCGATCGTCGAGCACGTCGATCGCGCACTGGATCTCAAGTATGCCGACCGCGCACACCAGCTGCGCTTGGCGGCAGGCAAGGACACCGGCGTCGTCCATTTCGACGACGGGCACGTCCGCATCACCGCCGATCTACCCAAGAAGGTCGACTGGGACCAGAAGCGGCTCTCCGAGATCACCCAGCGCATCGCCGCCAACGGTGACGACCCGTCCGAGTACGTGGAGATCAGCTACCGGATCTCGGAAACCAAGTTCAACGCGTGGCCCGAGTCGCTCAAGAGCGCCTTCGCCCCGGCACGCACCCTCAAGACCGGCAAGCCGGGCTTCCGTCTCGCTCTGCTTCAGGAGTAATCGCCATGAAAACCAAACCTACGCTGCTCGAACTGCTGCGCAAGCAGCCGGAAATGTATCTCCGTGATCTGCCGGAAAACATCCGCATCCCGGCACTGGACGGCAATCGCCCCGACGAAGTCGTGCGTCGCATCGAAGACGCCACCATTGATGACCTGGCATTCGCGATCCAGGGCATGGAGTCGGAATCCCGTCTGATCCATCGCCGTCTGAGCGGTCTGCGCGACCTGTACGAAATGGCCCGCAAGCGCGGCGCACTCGGCGTGACCACCGTCGCTGACGCGTTCGCCAACATCAGCACCGAGGAGGCCGGCAAATGAGCCTCCCCATCATTACTGCAGACCAGCGCCTGGCCGAGCGCCGTGGCGTGAAAGGCGTGCTCGTCGGCAAGAGCGGCATCGGCAAAACGTCACAGCTCTGGACGCTGAAACCCACTGCCACGCTTTTCTTCGACCTTGAAGCTGGAGATCTGGCTGTCGAGGGCTGGGCCGGCGACACGATCCGCCCGCGCACCTGGCAGGAGTGTCGTGACTTCGCGGTGTACATCGGCGGGCCGAACCCAGCGCTGCGCGACGACCAGCCGTTCAGCCAAGCCCACTTCGATGCCGTGTGCGCGCGCTTCGGTGATCCGACGGTCCTGGACAAGTACGACACCGTGTTCGTCGACTCCATTACCGTGGCCGGTCGCCTGTGCCTGCAATGGTGCAAAGGCCAGCCCCAGGCCTACTCCGAGAAGACCGGCAAACCGGACAGCCGAGGTGCGTATGGGTTGATGGGCCAGGAAATGATCGGCTGGCTGACCCACCTGCAGCACACGCGCGGCAAGAACGTCTGGTTCGTCGGCATCCTCGACGAGCGCCTCGACGATTTCAATCGCCGCGTGTTCTCGCTGCAGATCGACGGCTCCAAGACCGGCCTCGAACTGCCCGGCATCGTCGATGAGGTCGTCACCTTGGCCGAGCTGAAGGCCGATGACGGCGCCAGCTACCGCGCCTTTGTCTGCCACACGCTGAACGCATGGGGATACCCCGCCAAGGACCGCTCCGGGCGGCTCGATCCGATCGAGGAACCGCATCTTGGCCGGCTGATGGAAAAGATCGCCGGCCCTGCCAGACCCGCCACCGAGCGACTCGATTTCGCGCGCCCCGCGCCCGCTGCCATCCCCGAATCCACTTCCACTCAGGAGTCCTGATCATGACCTATTTCGATTTTAATTCCGCTTCCGAACAGACCTCATTCGACCTGATTCCCAAGGGCACGCTGGTGCGCGTCCGCATGACCATCAAGCCGGGTGGCTTCGATGATCCGTCGCAGGGATGGACCGGCGGCTACGCCACCCGCAACGACAACACCGGCTCGGTGTACCTGAACTGCGAGTTCGTCGTGATGGAGGGTG